CAAACAGCAGAATAGGCAAACTAACAACTCGCGATGGGTTAAGCAGAATTCCCGACCACCTTGTTTTAATTGAAGCCGCAAAGCGTAGAGGACAATCAATGCAAGAGCTTATTACACCAAGCTCTCCAAGCCTTGCACGAATAGATTTAAAAAAATGGAAGGACGCTTTTTTGGCTGCCAAAAACGTAGACTTTCCTAACAGAAACCCATTATACGAAGTGTTTGACAACATTATGATTGACAACACACTCACCTCAATTATTGACACCAGGATACTGAAAGTGTTGCAATCAAAATTCAACATTTTAGATAAAAGCAACAAACCTTCAGACGAATTAACAGTTTTGTTCCAACGACCTTGGTTCGAAGATTTTTTAAAGGCTGCTATGGAATCGCGCTTTGAAGGATACCGACTGCTTGAGTTTTTCGAGTTTACCGAAACACAAGAAATTGCTAAATGCACCGTAATTAATAAGTACCACGTTAAGCCCGAAAAAGGAATAGTAACCAAAGAGCAAGGAGACGACAAAGGATGGGATTACATCAATGGAAAGGAATCATTGTTTTACATTCCTATTGGAAAGCGTGACGATCTAGGACTACTTTACAAGGCTGCGCCACATATTCTTGCTAAAAAATATGCAATAGGCACCTGGTCGGAATTCAACGAAAAAATAGGCATCCCATTCCGCACAGTGCATACGCCAATAAACGACAAAACACGCCAATCGCAATTAGCTTCCATTATGGAAAATATGGGCTCGGCAGGTTGGGCGGTGCTTAACGAAAACGAAAAAGTGGGGCTTCTTTCAATTACCGGTACCGACCCTACCAACTGTTTTGAGCAACTAATTAATAAGCTTGATGCCGAAATAGCAATGCTTATTTTAGGGCAAACAATGACTACCAACAGCCAAAATAATAAAGGTACTTACGGTAGCATGAAAGTGTTGCAGGAAATCAGCAAAGACAGACACGAAGCCGATTTGACTTTCATTCAAAACATTATCAACCAAACGCTTATTCCACGTATGATTTTGTGGGGATATAAATTAGATGGTTGCTTTTTTGAGTGGGACAAAAGCGAAGAGTTAAGCGTGAGCGAAACAGTGGACTACATCACAAAACTTTCGGACGTTTACGAAATACCTGCAGAGTTTGTAACACTTAAAACCGGAATCCCGATTACAGGAATAAAAAAACAAAACATTACAGCTCCTACAGCATCTGCAAAAGCAAAAGCAGCTGCAAAAAAAAAAGCGCGATAAGCATTGACGATTTTTATGAGAAAAACAATTGTTGCAACCACACTCCTGTAGCTGCTAACAATGACAAATTCGACAGGCTCGTTTTAGATGTTGCCCAAAAAATATTTGATGGAAAGCAAACAGGAGTGGTAGATATGCCACTCCTGAAAGCCACAGCCGAACACCTTCGAAAAGCAATTAATTTAGGATATAAAACTACTGCAGACGAGGATTTTGATGTGCGCGACCACCAAATGCTTAAGCAACTACAACAAAACGTGTATGTGTTTTCCGGCTATAAAACATACGAGCAGCTCCGACAAATAACCGACCTTTTGCTTGACAAAAAAGGCAATGTAAAACCCTTTGAAGATTTTAAAACTGACGTATTAAAATTAAGCCAAAAACACAACGCAACGTATTTAAGCGCAGAGTACGACCATGCAATTGTTAGCGCTCAATCAGCAAGCCAATGGCAACAAATACAACGAACTAAAAACGTATTACCAATACTACAGTTTGATGCAACGCTCGATCGAAGAACCACTGATGTTTGCCGAAACCTTGATGGACTAACATTGCCTGCAGACGACCCTACATGGAACCAATATTTTTTACCGCTGCACTGGGGCGAACGAAGTGTTATCCGACAAAGAGCTACAGGCACCATATCTGACTTGGAAAAATTCGACTTCCCGGAGCTGCAACCAATGTTTAAAAATAACGTTGGTAAAACAGGCGTTGCATTTCCTGAATCACACCCTTATTATGATGTTTCTAAATCAGACAAAAAACAAATAGATATTGCCGTTAAAAAAGCGACACCTAAACAGTTACAAGAAACCTTTACAACAGTTAAAAGCGGTAAGCAAAGCATTAAAGTATCAAACTTTGTAAATAAGGAAGAATCTATTTACAATAAAAAAATAGGCTTTGCAATGGCAAAACACTTTAAAACAGACGATGTGTATGTGCTTGGCGAATTTTACGACAAGGTTAACCCCGACTTAAAAATTAAAGGTAAAATGGCAGACATTAAAACACCGGAAGCCGACAAGCTATTCTCCGGAATAAGCTCTTCGCTTCAAAATGCAGTATCACAGCGATACCGCCAAATGAAAAAGAACACTCCGGAAGCCGACTTAATTAAAACGATTATAATTGATTTAAAGAACTATAAATCAACAAACGATGAAATTATTAAAGGAGCAATTAAATTTGTTTTAAATGGCAAAAAAGCATCATTTTTTGAGGTAATAACATTACACAAAGGGAAAGTAAAAACCTTTTAACGCAACAAAGCCCGTCCGAGGACAGGCTTTGTTGTGAGTGAGACAGGAATTAACGAAGTAACCCAATCTTCCCATATTAGGACTACAAATATACAAACAAATGGACGACATAGGCAAGCAATTTAGAGATTTTCAAAAAAAAGTAGAAATATCGCTTCGGAATTTTCCCTTATTAGCAGCAAGCGAGGCGCAAAACTTTTTTTTAGATAGTTTTAGAAGACAGTCCTTCATTGGCGACACTACCGAAGTGTGGGCAAAGCGAAAACCAAACAAAAAAAGAGAGGGCGCTGCACTATTGGTTAAGTCTGCCAGGCTTAAGCGAAGCATTAGAATTAAAGTGGCTAACTGGAACCGATCAGTAGTAGGCACCGATGTTCCTTATGCATGGGTTCACAATGAAGGGTTTAGAGGCACATACCAACGCACCGCAAGCAGACGAGCCAAAATTAAAGGCTCCTATTCAAAACTTGGGGGCGAAAAACGCAAAGCAAGAAAAATGAATATAATGGGCGTAACGCACAATGTACGACAAAACATTCCAAGGCGCAGATTTATAGGGCACAGCCCCTATCTTAACGCTAAGATAGATAGGGTTTTTATAATGCAACTTTCAAAAATAAAATAACATGACACCAACCACACAAGACACACAGGACTGGATAGAAGCCTACAAGGAGCTTTGCTTAATTATTAAACAACAGCACCCAAACATCCAACACATTGATTTATACCACGACCAATTGCAATTTGAAGGGCAAGACGATCCATTGCCGGAGCGAAGAGTGTTTTTTGATTTTAACGCCCCACAAATTGATTCAATAGGCATTCGAGCGCAAGATATGAATATGCTAATAGGCGTGGTGTATGCATTTGATACACTTAGCGACACTTTTGAAGGTAGCGACAATCAGGCGGTAGCGCTTGAATTTGGAAGCGACATAAGAAAACTTCACGCTATACTGCAAGCAAAATCAGGTAAAAACTTTAGCGCGCTAAACCGGGTAGCAATGACCCGCGAGCCGGCAGCGGATGGAATAATCGCTTATAGACAAACATATACGTGTATAATAAGAGATTATAGCCCGGTAGAAAAAACAGAAACCATAGATTTGGAAACGCAAAACGTAGGCGTAGAAATCCAAAACCAAACAACACCTGCAGAAACGCCAATGAACCTATATACACTACCTAATATGTAATAAAAAAGCCCTCGCAAATTGCGGGGGCTTTTCCGTTTTAAAATAATTAAACCTAATTAATGTGTCATAAATTCATTTAGCAAGCTATCTGCCAATCGTTGTGCATCTTCCTCCATTTGGGCTCGCATTGTTTTTATTGTTTCTGCTGTTTGTATTTCTGTTAAAACATCATTGGAGAAAATTAAAAATACTGAATCATTTTTATAAAACCAAAGCTCTGAGCTCATACCTAAAAAAACATTTTTTGCAATAGAGTCGGCTTGCCCAAACTTTTCTTTTACATCTTCTGTTTTATCAGAATTAAGACGCAGTTCAGATACGTCTCTCTTGTTTCCACATGCTACAAATAGCACAACGGTAAAAAATAAAATTGTTTTTTTCATAATTCAAATATAGTTAATTGGTTTCTACTTTTACATAAACATTTGCCGTTCCTTCCGGATCAATGTAAAACTGAAGGTGACAGTTATAACAAATAATATCCGTATTATCAATATCATTCCACTGCTCAATCATTGGAATATGAAACGGATCATAAGCAACAATGTGTTTGTGTATTTTTCCGCATCGAGGGCAGTAAATGTAAGCCATCACAGCATTGGCTTTTTTAGGTTCTCTGTAAAATGTTAGCGGAGAGCCGTTGTGTTTAGCTTTTCCTGTATCATGTATAAAGTGCCAATCCAACTCACAAACAGGACGAAGTCCCGCCAACATTTCGTTGTGCTCCTTTACCCACTTTATTTGTTCGGGGTTGCCAAACAATAGCTTGGCTCCATTTATTAAGTTTTTACGCCACATTTAAATAATGTTTTTTAATCCTTTTAAAAAAATCGATTGCCCACGCACTATTTCGGCAATTGCCCTCGTCCTTCGGCACTCGGCAACGTGCCGATAACTGTCAATTGAGGCAAACCACGTGCTTTATTTTCATGCCTCAATTTCGCAGTTAGCAAACAGCTTAATACAGCTTCGTAGTAAAATGTATGATTGCCATTGGCTTATTGATTCGTACTTTAAACCAGTCGCAAAAATCATCAAAAGAAAGTCCATCGTTTTTAGCAATTTCTTCCCAATTAATCATTTTGCCATTTACAGGTGCAAAAACAAAGTTTGTAGGGTCTTCCAGTTTTTGAATATCAATACCTCTTTCGGCAATAAATTCAAATATTTGTTTCTGCTTTGATTTGTACGGTTTGCCTTCCCAAACTCTAACAGAAAGCCTTGCGAGTCCGTTTTTAATATCGTTTATTCGTTTTTCCCATAAGTCATAATTTGCTCTTATGGTGTGTATTTTTTCACCGTTTTTTATTTTAGTTGGAAAATATGTTAATTCTCCTTTTCGTTTATGAGTTTGAGGAAATCTTTCCGAAACCATTAATACATAAGTTTTCATCATAAAAGCCGATTTGCTAACACCGCATAAAACCAATAGCTGGTTACGTGGTGTATGTTAGTGCAGTACAATTTATTAAGTATGTAGCGGTGGATAGTGTACTGCTTCCTATTCCGCTACTGGTCTTATGCGAAACGTTATAAAACATTGTAATTATTAAATTAAATTTTTTCTTTGCTCCCCACAAATTCGTGTTCAGTTGCTATCAATACTCTTGGCACATCATACTGTCCAATCTTCATATATTCAAGTCGCATCGGTTTTTTGTTCAATGCTTCTTTTATAAATGTTTCGCAATCTTCTTTGTCTTTAAAACAACTGAACGCCTCCAACGGGTCTTTTGTCCAATAATCTTGGCTAAATAGTGGTGGCTTATCCCATCCTTTCCCGAATGTATGCACAGTTGGTTCTAAATGTAATGTATTGCGAAACCACTCTCCTGTTTCTGCATCTTCAATAAACCATTTGTATTCTCTTTTTTCCATCGCTCAAAAAATTTAATTTAATAATTACAACGGGCTTACCCGCAAAATCCTTACGCACTTTTATAACATACAACTTAACGCAAATGCCCTCTCACACAAACCTACGCTTCGCATCAGCGTAAGTTGTCGGGCGTTTGGCAAGATGCGGGCTTAGTGGTTGGTTGAAGTTTTGTGCTCATATCAATAAAAATAGATTTCATAAAGGTGTTTATCCTCCCCAATTAGGTCAATTACTTTATTGTAAGTCGCGCCCCTTAAAACTTCTTTACCGTCTGATTTTCGCTTGACATTGTAAAGGTTTCCTAATTTGTTTCTTTGGTTTTGAAATGATTCGTAATTCATCTTTTCTATTTTTAGTTATTTATTCTCCTTAATTTCTTCGCCTATTGCACTATTTATTTTTTTTAAATCGTCAATAAAATAACAAGCTATTGGAAAAATAAATGGGTTGTTTTCTAATTTTACACAAAACCGAGGGCTGTCGAAGTTTTCCTTGAACAGTATTATTCCTTTCCCATGTGGCGTGTTTATTTCATCTCCTATTTTCATTTTTTTATTAATTTATATCACGCTAACAATTAATTTGTTCAGCGATTGCTTTACTGCTGTTAATTTGTTTGTGTGATGAAAGCCAAAGCCTACAGAATAGTCGTTGTAGCAATGAGCAAACCAACCATGTCCATTTGCTAAATCCCAACCCTTATAGAGATAAACAGTAGAATTGCCTATTCGCTTTCTAAGACACTTGCTATGTCCGTGTTTTGTTTTTTCTGACATTTTTTTGATATTAAAAAGGCATCATAGCGTTTAACAGCTCCATTAAAGCCTGATCATCTACCTGTGCATGTTCTGCTAATTTTTTTTCAATCATTTTTGCTCCTTAATTTTAAGTTCAATATCCTCTCGCATTATTTCAGCGTACTTCACAATCTTGTGTTCTGTCATGTGATCATACGGAAGGATGGTGGTGTTAATGTGCTCCCCTTTTCGTAATTCAATTTTAAACCGGAAGGAATCAAACGGAGCAAATGTTATTTGAAATCCGAAGAGTGTAAGTGTATCAATGCACTCAAGTAGTTTATTTTTCATGTTCGTGTTCGTCTATTTGGTCAAGTAAATTCAATTGGTTTGGATCGGTTGTTTCGGTGGAGCTTCCATCGTTGTCTGATACAATATTTTGAATAGTCAACGGAGCCAAGTAAAACTTTTTTCCGAGCATGTTACAAATAGCTTCGTGACGGTATAATTGCACTCCATTCACCTGCTTTGCTGCAAGCTCTTCATACTTTTTTTTGATAGCTTCATTTCGCTCTTTTTTTAATTCCGGGATTCTGCTCATTTTATCCAGTATTGTTGGTTAAGGTAAGTGGTTGCGTATGCTTGTGTAGTTGCGCCAAGTGATAACTTATATTTATGGATGTAGTTAATAGCAAGGTTTTTGTTTTTTTCGCTCAACTTTTCCCATATTTGGGCTGCTTTAATTTTGCTTCCGTTTGTATTGCCATATTGTTTCCAAAATGTATCAAAGCTTAAATCGGGCTTTATTTCGACCATCGACAACTTGTTTTTAACCGCTATCTGCTTTAAAATACCAATGCTACTCGGAGCGTTGGCAAACAAATTAACTCTATCTTGCTCGGAAACTATTACTTCATCCTGCATCAGTTCCACACCAAGGAGCCTTCCGTTTTCGCCATACTTAAGTTGTATGTCGCATTGCGCTTTACTGCTATATACTTGATATATAATCATGTTAAATATATTTTTGGTGTATCTTATCCAATATTGAACGAAACAGCGCTAAAGCTCTTGGGTGCTTAAATGTTTGTCCATTAAATTTTAACCAAAAGGCAAGAGCCTCTGCCGAGTTTAAAGTGACCGTATTTTGGTGCAACATATACGTCCACTTTAACAGTAGTTTTCGGTGTATTTGCGCCAATAGCCTACTAATTAACTTTTCGTTCATTGTGGAAGCCGGAGCCGACACACAAACGCTAACAGCGTTGTATATAATATCAAGCTCATCCTTGGTGAGTTTTATTTTAATGTTATCGTTTTGCATAGTATTGTTTCAAAAGGTTTTCGAACTGCGTAATAAGCATTGGTAGCTCTTTTTCTGTATAATCATTTAGCGTTTTTTTTAGGTAGCCATACTTATATAAAAAGGCATTAATTCTGTTCCAATCAAGCTTTCCGTTAGGCAGCTTCCAATTCATTTCATGACAAATGCTCAATACCTTTTTACGCATTTTATCCGCTTTATCTTCTTGTCTTTGTCCGCTTTTCATTGCGCGCAAGTGGTTAATCAACCCTTGGCACTCTGCATGTGTAAGGTTTGCGGAGCTTGTTTCTCTTCCATTGCTAAAAGAGTAAACAAGCTCTTCCTTATTATCAGGGGTAATATTTAGCTCTTTTACGAGCAGGTGTAATTGCTTATTTTGGACTTGGTTTCGCATTATCTTACACGTACATTTAAAATTGCTCCTTTATAAAGGAGCATGGTTCTACATTTAAAAGGCACGGGCTCCATTGTTTCAATTTCAAGCACAGGAATCTTAAGATTA